GGTAAGCGGTACAGACGAGTCAAGCCCACCCCCACCTTCTGGGGATTTACTCACGCTAAACCTGTTAGGGGTCGGTCAATAATCAATAACCTTGTATGAGCAAAACATTCCAAAACTTCCGAATCCTGACACAGGAGGCGAAGCAGGAGATGACAAACAAGCTAGCCGAGAAGTCGATGCTGGATTTCGTCGAGCAAGCCAAAGCTACTGGTGAGGATTCGGGAACGTTCAAGATCATTATCTCGAGCGAAGATACTGATCGGCATGGTGATGTGATCTTGGTAGATGGATGGGATCTCTCATTCTTTGAGAGTAACCCAGTTGTTCTATGGGCTCATGATTACGGTGCATTGCCAATCGGCATGGCAACCAAGGTCTATAAGGACGGTAAAAACTTGGTCGCTGAAGGAATCTTTGCTCCAGAGGATGCAAACCCGATGGCACAAAAGGTACGTCGCCTCTATGAACTCGGCATGATGAACGCCACGTCTATCGGCGCAATCGTGCTTGAGCAGACAGGAAACATTATTAGCAAGGCCGAGCTCCTCGAGTTTTCCTTCGTACCAGTGCCAGCTAACCCGTACGCATTACGCTTGAATGAGCTAGGCGAGAACGTAGCCGAGTTGGTGGCCAAAGGACTGATGACAGAGGAGAAGGGTGCTGTGGCAGAAGAGATTAACGGCAACGAGGATATAAACACCAAGTACAAGAATCTAGATCAGGCGTTTAGGATCATGCACGCCATGTGCGACGTTTATCTGAGGGGGGGAGTAAAGGCTGACGAATTTGGGACATTACTCTCAGAGGCCGCTGATCTTCTAAAGGCACTAGCCGAGGGAAGCCAGGCTGGAGAGGCTGTACAAGCCGCCCTTAAGGATTTGACCCCAGAGATGCTCAAAGATGCCACTATGCGCTGGCGCAAGGCTCTCGTGACCAATAAATCAGCCACAGAGGAGATCGGAGCCGTGCTAACAGAGCTTCAGTCCGAGATCGACACGATGCTGGTCGCTAAATCCAGGCAGATCCTAGACATTGCAGGCGGGGAAGAAGATGACGATTCAGAAGCTGAGAAGTCAGCAGTGGTGGAGAAGGAGGGTAAAGTCCTCTCGAAGAAAAACCACCAGCTTATTACATCATCCATCGAGCCGATGAAGGCAGCTATCGCCGCCCTAGAGGAGTTGCTCAAAGCAACCAACCCCGACGGTGACGAACCTCAAGAAAGTCCAGATGGGGATGAGGTAAACAAAGGTCGAAAGGACAAAGGGTCTGAGTCTCTAGTAGCCAAAGAACTTGAAGGCTGGCTACAGAATAGACAGGTCTTGCGTCTAATCAACAATGCAACAAGTGATGCGCTTGAAAAAATGAATAAGCGCACAAAAAATAAATCTTAATTTCAAGATATGTTGAACAAGGAACAATTGGATGAACTCCAAAAGAACATCGGCGAGTCTCTTGATGCTAGCATCGAGGCAAAGCTGAAGACTATCGTGGGCGAAGCGATCACCGCAGAAACCAAGACCATCGTCGAATCTCTCCGCAAGGAGCGTGCAATTAACGGCTTTGATCGCACTGGTTTGTCAGCAGACCAGAAAAAGGACTTTGCCAAAATGGTTAAAGAGATCGGATTCAAGGGCGAGCTTGCCAAAGCAAACGAAGCCTTGATTGAGCAGAGTGACGCACGTGGTGGCTACTTGGTAGGTACTGAGGTTGCAGCTGCGATTCTTCGCATCGCCGCATCGGTAGGTATCATCATGAGCCAGGCACAGAAGTGGACAATGAAAACTGACGAGCTGGATATTCCAAGCTACCGTGGTTCGTTCCTCGAAGGTGAGTACCTCGGAGTTGATGCCGCTGGAACCCCAACAGCTTTGACCTTCAGCATGGCTCGCTTGGTCGCTAAGCGTTGGCAGTTGGCTTTCGTTGTAGGTAACGACCTCTTGACTGACGCCTCTGCTGATTTGGCTGACTGGTTACTCGCCTTGGGTGGTGAGGCCGTTGCTAACCAAATCGACAAACAGGGCTTCACTGGTACTGGTCTCCCATTCGTAGGTTTGACCGCATCTCCAGACGTTACCGTCTACAACCTTGGTGGATCTACCACTTCAGGATCTACGACCTTCACATCCTTCACCTTGGACGATGCTTCTGACATGATCGCTAACCTTGAGGAGTCTCTTCTTGATGGCGCAGCTTTCTACTTCAGCCGCACTGTATGGGCGAAGATCCGCATGAAGAAGGACACCGCTGGTAACTACGTTGTAACCCAGCCAAACGGTGCTGAGCTTCTCGAGATCATGAGCAAGAACGGCGGTATCCGCCCAGCTGGCATGATCCTTGGATACCCTGTTTACACCTGCCGCCACTTGCCTGCTAACAGCGCAACTGCTGTAAGCACCAAGTTCTGTGTTTTCGGTAACATGGGCGCATTCGGATACGGAGATAAGGGAGAGTTGCGTGTAGCGCAGTTTGCCTCTGGTTCATTCGGTGGCAAGGAAATCGCTCTCGCTGACCAGACTGGTCTTGTGTACAAGCACCGCCACGCCCTCGTAATTGCACTTCCTGCCGCCTTCGTAGTTGGTCGTACCTCCGCTTCCTAAACCTTAATCCCCTACTGGCTCCACAATGTGTGGAGCCTAGGGCGTATCTATGAGTGAAGAGAAAAAGAAGTATCGAGTTACCAACCCCGTTGCTTGGGGAGGTCGCCGAGAGCGAGGAGAAGTCCTCGAGCTAACAGCCACTGAGGCTGTGGAGATTGGCGAAGTAGAGCTGATCCCAGAAGCTGCTCCAATTACCCCAGCCACTGAGGCTGTGGAGGCTGAAGCCCCAGCACCTACCAAGAAAGCAAAACAAAACACTAAGTCTTAATTTCCCCTTATGCATTCCGTCCAAGACGAAATCAAGGTATTGGCCTCGCTCGTACCTGCAACCCGCACTGCATCAGCTAACGGTACCGCCATCGATACGATGGGATACCAGAGCTTGCAGGCCGTTATCCTAGCTGGCGACATCGACCTCGCCTCTGGTAACGAAACCTACGACTTCAAAATCCAGGAAGCTACCGACTCAGCATTTACGACTCCAGTCGACATCTCAGGCGCAACCGCATCGGTCACCGCAGACAACGACGTAAAGGTGATCCGTGTTGACGGCCTCGGTACTGGTGCTCGCCTCCGCTACATGCGTGTAGTAGCCACCTTGGGTGGTACCACTCCAAGCTGGCCAGGTGCTGCCGTGTTTAACCTCGGCCGTGCTTACCAGAACCCAGTTAACTAAACGTGTCCCCCCTCTGCTCCTGGCTTTAGCTCGGGAGTAGGGATAGGAACATGTCCTATGGCTGATGCTATCTATCCACACGCCCTAACCACCGTAGCCCGAGTTAAATCGCGGCTAGGCATTACTGTCTCAACTCATGATACGTTGATGATTAGTTTGATTAATGCTGCGACAGATCGGATCGAGGGGGAGTGTAATCGTCGCTTTCTGCGGACTACGTACACCAACCAAATCTACTCAGTACCAGAAAGAGGCATGAAGTACCTGTCTCTCGAGCAAATACCAGTGGTATCGATCACAGGGATCGACTACAAAGCAGGGACACCAGCATCACCTAGCTACACAGCCTTGATCGCTGATCAGTACGAACTCATGAGCAACGGGGCGAGCGGTATGGTCCGAATCTATGAAACCCTGCCATATGGCGTAAATGCGCTGCGGGTGACGTACGTGGCTGGTTACCTAATCGACTTTGCGACCTACGGAGCTTCGACCCACACGCTTCCAGCTGACATCACAGAGCTGTGCGAGCGTATGGTCGTCAAGGCGTTTAAACGACGAGATAACGTGGGTAAATCAACGGAGTCATTTGAGGGGTCGACAGTCACCTGGTCAAAGGACTTGGATGAGGACGAGAAGCAAACGCTGGCCGATTACAAGCGTTTACCAGCCTTTGTTTAATCGATATGGCCACAGGGGATGTAAAACTTGAAATTAGGGGTTTAAAAGAACTCCAGGCAGCCTTTGCTAAGGCTCCCGCTATCGTTGAACCCATCCTCCAACGAGCGATTGATGCAGCACAATTCACCTTGCAGAAACACACCCTCAAGGACGACCCCGTGCCTTGGCGCACAGGTAACCTGCTTCAAAGCTTCCGTTTCTTCAAAGCTAGGCTGCAAGGCAGGTGGATGCCAACAGCGCACTATGCCGTGTACGTTCATGAGCCTAGGGCTAATTACTCAGGAAATCCGTATATGGAGAGTATCGTTGGCAAAGCTCAAAGTGACGTGGATAAACTCTTCGATAAGGCACTTGATAAAATCGTTGAGGAGTTAGCAGATTAACCTATGGCCGACGTAACCGATATTAAAGCCCAAATCGCAGTGCTGCTGGGGGAGCTTGTCACAGCGACAACCCTAGGCCAGGCGATAGTTGACGACTACAAAGTCGGCATCTTCCAACGTGACTTCGGGGCTTATCCTGTAGCAATTCTAACTACGCCCTCGATTGACTCATCCATTGAGAGCTCGAATGGCAACCAGCGCACCTACACCTTCGAGATTATCGTGATCCAACTAGGCGACAACATCACGAGCTCAGCTGACATTGAGACACTCCAGGAGGCGGTACTCGATAAGTTTGACGCTAAGCCAACGCTAAACAACACAGCGCAACGTAGTGAGGCCAACGTGAGTGTCCCTGCGGCGGCAGTGAGTGCAGGTGGTAAGCATTTCGTAGCCTTCTCAGTAACGGTCAAGGCAGTAAAGATTAAGCAACTAGTAATGACTTAGTATGCAAAAAGAATCAAAAAATAAGGCCATGACGGGAGCTGAGCCGAGAGTCAAACAAGCCTTCACCTTTGCACCACAGGACGGTGTGCAAGCACCAACAGTGATCGAAGCCGAAACAATTGAGGAAGCAACCGTAAAATTCCAAAAAACGATTAAAAATACTTAAATCATATGGCTATTTTCTCAGGTCGCGAAGTTGCAATCGGCTTCGCCAAAGAAGCAGTAAGAGGCACATGGTTGACCCCTGTGTACTGGGTGCCAAGAGTAGAGGGGGATCTGGATAATCAGTTTCAAATCATCGAGGATAACCGCTCATTTGGTACCCTTGATGATGTAGTAGGTGCTGCCAAGAATAAGCAATGGATGGAGGGTGCCTTCACGGGTAATCTTGGTGATACTACCTTCGGTTTACTGCTCAAGTCTCTATTTGGAACCGAGGCTATCTCTTCCGCTATTCAAACCGTGGTGTACGAGCATACCTTCACTCTTCAGACGAGTGCTCAACACCCATCGCTCTCGATTACTAAAAAGGATCCAGTCCGAACGTTCGGATTCACCAAGTGCATGATCACGTCACTCGAAATTGAATGTTCGGTGGATGATTACGTGCGCTTCACCGTAGGCTTCCGTGGTCTTCTAGGTACTGCTCAGAGCGCATCTGTGAGCTACACATCAGACAACCTCTTCACACGCTCAATGACGACCCTTGGACGTGCTGGAACTCTAGCTGGCCTATCTTCGGCAACGGCCGTGAATGTTAAGTCATTCAAAGTTACCTTCACTCCAAACGTCGTTGACGATGATATTCTCGGCTCTGCTAGCCCAAATGACTTCCTTAATACCAACTTCCGTGTCGAGGGCGAGTTCGAACTCAAGTACGAGGATGACACCTTCCACGACTTCGTCAACAACCAAACCGCCACCTACTACCGTCTGCTTTTGACCAACCCAACCACTATCGGATCCAGCGAGAATCCATCGTTGCAGCTTGACTTCGTAAACTGTAAGCAGGAGAGCTGGGCTCGCACTGACGAGAATAACGATATTGTAGGCCAGAGCATCAAGATCGTGCCTAAGTACAACTCTACCGATACTTTCGCAGTACGTGCAATTCTGACTAACCTCCGAAACACTGTCTACTAAGACTATGCGAGAATTAAAAACTATTGAGCTGCCAGTCTCGAAGATGAAGGTGGAAATTATCACCCACCTGACATTGGACGAGTACATGCAGCTCGACGAGACTGAGTACAAGGGGGCTAGAAACGTCCGCATGGATGAGCATGGCCGTCCAGTTACTGAGATTAACGGCCAAGCAATCGTCGACCGAGAAAAGCTCATCATTAAGCTTGCGGTTAAGACAATGACAGACGCTGAGGGCGCAGAGTTACCAGTCACCTATGAAACTATTGGCGGCCTTCACATCACAGACGGCCTTGCTCTTATCAAGGAAGTAAACGCAATCGAGGGCTACACTAAAAAAAAATAGAGCAGACGAGAAAGGTCATCTCGGGCGCAATCTTCAAAGACGAAGAGGGATCGCTCGAGATGACCATAGCTAGGCTCTGTCTGATCCTGCATAAGCTACCAAGTGAAGTCAGGAGCATGACATTGCCAGAATTAGATGCCATTACCTACCTGATGCAATGCGAGCGGAAAAAGACAGATCAAGAGTCAAAGATCAATCAGGCCAAAAGTAAAATGAAATAACCTATGGCTGCCAATCAACGTGAACTATCCATCTTAGTTAGCGCAGAAGATAAGGCCAGTGGCAAAATTGCTAGCCTTGGTTCTAAGATTGGTAGCAGTTTTGCGGCCATAGGTATCGCAGCCGCCGCATCAGCTGCGGCTATTGGTGCCTTTGCCGTGACTTCTGTTAAGGCCGCCATCGATGCAGAGCGAAGCACACGCCAATTGGAGCATGCAATTTTAGATATTTCTAAGGGTACTCAACAGCAAGTTGAGGACATCAAAGACTTGACGGATGCCCTACAAAAGAAAACGGGACTTGACGGTGATGCTTTAGCAATGGGTGCGGCTCAGCTGGCAACCTTCGGATTACAGGTCGACACAGTCCAAGCTTTGACTAAGTCCGTGGCTGATTTAACCATTAACAATGCTGGCCTTACAGCAAGCTCCGATGATTACATCTCGTCAGCTAACTTAGTGCAGAAGGCACTCCGTGGAGAGTTCGGCCAGCTCGAAAAGATGGGTATTCGTTTCACGGAAACCCAGCAGAGCATCATCAATTTTGGTACCGAATCCGAGGCGGCAGCTGCAATCATTGAGGGCTTCAACCAAAACTTACGAGAAACCAGTGACACCATCGACGGCTCGGTAGAGTCCAATCTGGCCGTGCTTAAAGCTTCGTTTGGAGAGATTCAAGAAAGTGTCGGCGGTGCGCTTTTGCCTGTACTGAATAGGCTTTTGAATGAGGTCATTATCCCAATGACTCCGATTATTGAGCAACTGGTAAACGGGGCATTAGCTGGTTTGGGCAAGGCATTCGAATGGATCAAGATTAAGGCTACTGAACTCTTAGCCAAGCTTGAGGAAACAGGAATAATTACCGCATTCCAAAATGCGTTTAATCTTTTGGCTGCTGCATTTACAGAGAGTCTGTGGCCAGCGATTCAGCAGGTATGGGTAGCACTTCAGCCCTGGATGCCACTCTTTGAATCGATTGCCAAGGTAGTGGGAGTTGTGGTGATTGGAGCAGTCCTACTTCTGATCGTCACATTTGCAACATTGATTCAGATCGTTGGATCAGTAATTTCTAAGATTGCGGAATTTATTACGAAGGTCACGGAGGATTTGCAGCCAACGCTCAACGTCATGAAAGAAGGTATTGACAACATCACGAATACAGTAATTACGATGGTCGACTGGTTCAACCGAGCCATCGAGTCGATCAAGAAATTCCTGGAGCAAGCAAGTAGGGTATCGGGGGCTGTTACTGGGGGAGTGCTAAGCATCATTACAGGTGGCAACAAAAGCTCGAGTAAGCGTGCGCTCGGTGGTCCTGTCACTGGTGGTCAGAGCTATCTTGTAGGCGAGCGTGGCCCTGAGCTGTTTACACCAATTGGCGGTGGCTCAATTACCCCAAATAACATGCTGGGGGGAGGCGGGGGAGTTAGCGTCGGTGTCAGTATCAATGTCGGATCAGTAGCCAATGAGGTAGACGTTCGACGCATGGCTCAACAAGTAGGCGACATCATCCTCGGCAAGCTTCAATCTAACATGGGAATTTAACATAATCGTATGGCATTCAGCTCTCTAGACTCGATCATCGCCTCGCTCGGCGCAGGTAAGGGCGAGAACTCACTATTTTCTAAGGCATCCGTCGCCACTACAGCGGGGCGTTGGTACTCGCATTGGAAAAGCGCAGGCGTTCCAGCCGCAGGTGCGACCCCAGCTTCTGGAGCGGGTGCTGCTCCAACATCAGCTACTACTGGAGCTATTAAATTTAGCAATCCGAGTGGCTCGGACAAAAAGCATCTCTTACGTCTATTGGCTGGTGGGTCGGTATCTGGAATCTTGATGCTTGTAGACAGGCTCGTGCATACATCTGGACTCTCTGGCACCAGCGTAGCGGCTCAGGCGGTCAACTCCGTAGCCCTGACCCGTCGAACGGATGGCGTAGGAGTAATGGTAGCGATCGAAGTGTACACAGCACTTGGTGCTACCCCACGGACAGCGACAATCAGCTACACGAACCAAGATGGCGTGGCAGGGCGTTCAGGAACAATCAGCATCCCAGCCACAGCCCTCGCTAGTGAATTTATCGGTCCGATGACGCTACAGGCAGGCGATACTGGAGTGGTGAGCGTCCAAACGGTCACATTGAGCGGTTCCACGGGTACAGCTGGTGACTTTGGAGTGACCCTCTACTACGTCCTCGCAACCATCCCATATAGCGCAAACACCGTAGAAGAAAGAGATCAGGTGCTACAGCTCCAGAACTTACCAGAGCTTAAAACAGCATCGTGCCTCGCCCTGCTTACCTACGCAACGACTACAGCTACTGGGCTTCAGCAAGGCGAGATCGGCATGGCAGCTGGCTAAAAAACTATGTACTCAACATTCCAGAGTCGTAACGGCAAAGTGACCGACTTCAGGTCGGCTCGCTTCGGCTCGTTAACGCCCCCTGGAGTGCGCCTGCGACCCCTTCCAATCAGCTCCCCCATCGTTTATCCAGCAGGCATCTACATCGAGGTAGATAACATTGATCGAAGCTCAAGCATTGAATGGTCTAGCCTAGATGTAAGCAACATCCTAACTCGCCAGGTCGACACAGCTGACTTTAGCTTCAAGATGCTCCCATCCGCTGCGTTTAGCGTGGAGATAGGTCAGAACATCAAGATTTACGACTCGCAGGATCTAATTTTCCAGGGAAAAGTTACTAGAGTACGCAAAACGGCCTTGTCAGCCGCTCTTTTGCGTGTTGGCGTTACCTGTGTCGACTACACTCGTGAGCTCGATAACAAGGTAGTGGCCGAGACATACGAAAACCAGACGGCCGAGTTCATCATCAAGGATATTTTAACTCGTTACGCTCCCCAATTTACTGACATCAATGTTAACGCTCCCATCACCATCAACTTTATTCGTTTTAGCTATCAGCTAGTAAGCGAGTGCTTCCAAGAGCTGGCCGAAATGACAGGCTATGACTGGTACGTTGATCAGTACAAGGATGTTCATTTTAGGCTATCATCGTCCGTTACCTCCCCATTTGATCTGCTGGATACGAATGGATCGTACCTGATGGGATCGATTACTTTTGAGGATGACATTAGCCAGCTTAAAAATTCAATTTATCTGCGGGGTGGTGACGAAATTGGTCTATCGCAAACCTACGCAGAAATTGCGGATGGCGATAAATTAGTTTTTCCACTTGGCTATCACTTCTCAGCCCTCCCAACGGTAACGGTGAACGCCGTGGCTAAAACAGTTGGTACGCTTGGTACAGATAACGCCCTGAGCTTCGACTGCATGTGGGATCCCAAAAACGATTTTATCCAGTTTGCCACTCCCCCAACAGTCGGGGAAACTTTAGAAGTCTCTGGCTTGCCACTCAATCCGATTTTGCTCTACCTGCCAGAGCGAGTGAGCATCGCCGAACATGGAGAGCGGCAGTATGTAATTATTGATAAAACCATCACAACACGAGCAGGTGCAAGACAGCGAGCCTTAGCAGAGATCCTCAAATATGCTCAGACCGTCACGAGTATCCGCTTCACGACGCTGACATCTGGACTACGGGCTGGCCAAACAATGATTGTCAACACTGCGCTGTTCGGGATTGAGGGGGAGTACATCGTTACACAGGTATCGACATCGATGCGTGGTCCGACCCAATACCAGTACGATGTGACGCTTATCTCGACGAAGCTGATGGACATCATCGACCTTCTAGCTCAGATGCTGACGAGCAAACTTAAGGAGCAAACCTACGACGCCAACGAGAGCTTTGACCCAACGGAGGTAGTCTTCGAAGAAATCCTGACATCAGAAAGTGTTACTCCTCAAGTTGGCGGGGATGCGAGCGTGAGCGAAACTGTAAGCTTTGGAGAGTCGGTAACTAAACCAGGCGGTACTGGTCTCAACTTTGGCACAATTTTCGTAGCTGGTCCTTGGGTACCTTCCACCACAAAAAGAGTCTTCAATCTTGAACGCAGTTTGCTTGGATAAATATGAAAACACTCATCGAACAATTTAACGAAGCCGAGCGCAAGCGTGCAGCAGAGATAAATAAGATCCTTCCTAATTTTGCCGTTCGTGAACAGGCGGCCATGAAGGGTACCTACATCCTCACACTAGCCAATGTAGAGACTGATGAAGCCAAGTCCTGGGAGCGAGCCGCTGCGGAGGCTCGTGATCGTGGCGACACACGTGCAGCTAAGGGCTACATGGATTTACTGAACAACAAATACGGACTTGTGCCACAGGTGGTGCATAACCTGATCCCTACGGTAGGGCGTGCTGTGCTAGCTTCACGTCTTGCTAACGACACGACATACACTGGCATCGTCAATAAGGTCGCTCTTGGTTCTGGTACAACGCCAGCCGCTAATGGTGATACTACGCTCGGCACAGAGGTATACCGCAACAATGCTGCTAGCCTCACGGCCGCCAACAACATTGCCTACATCACGGGCTTCTTCACAGCTGCTGAGGTAAACGGAACATTTGCAGAGGTTGGGCTATTCATTGACGGTACAGCTTCCGCAAATACAGGCCAGCTGTTTAGCAGAGCTCTTTCTTCGATTACTAAGTCGGCTATCCAAACGCTCACGGTAGACTGGATTGTAACTCTTACCTAAAAATTATGGCGATAACAGTCTGGGCGGCAGGAGATCAGATCAATGCTGCCGCCATCAACACGAACTTTGCTGAGTCTATCCTGGCCATTCCAGCTTACGCTAATGACGGGGGAGCTTCGGATACCTACGCCGCCACCCTCGCACCAGTCCCACTGGCCTATACGACAGGCATGCGTGTTTATCTAAAGACCAACACCGCTAACACAGGAGCGGCTACGTTGAACTTAAATGCGCTCGGTGCGAAGGATCTGCAAAAATATCTAAACGGCTCACTCGTGGCATTAGAAACTGGCGACCTGCTAGCTGGCATGATCTCTGAATGGGTCTACGACGGTACCCGATTTATCATGATGAGTCCGACGGCAACACCACGAACACGTGTAAAGGCGGGTAGTTTCACCTTGAACACAGGTACAGGGGCGCAAGCAATTACGGGTGTGGGATTCAAGCCTTCAGCTGTAATTTTCTTCCGAGGTGTGTCTGCATCGACTGGTGGCAACCAAGCAGCTGGATTCATGGTCGGCGCATCCTCCAGTGCCTCGGATGAGGTTGTGGCTGAATCTGCCGTGCAAGATGCAGGAGGTACAGCAGGCAGCAGCTTAGATACAGCGGCCGTAATTAAGATGCGTGGAAACGATGGAAATGCAACCGTCACAGAACAGGCCAGCATGACATCTCTCGATTCAGACGGATTCACAATCAACGTAGACGTAGCAGGTTCTGCTCGAGTGATTGGATATTTAGCTATTGCCTAGTATGGAACTTCAATACATCACTTTAAACGGCAGAAAGGTATACGGGCTCCCTTTCTTCCTTGAGGCTCTCCTCAAAGCTCATGAGGATCTGACACGTCAGGGGATAACCTACGGATCCTCTGTGGGACTGCTCCCAGCAGGCGAGGAAACAGCCTCCTGGCGATCTTTAGCCCTACAAAGGCAGTTAGTAGCCAAAGGAGCCTCAAAGACGCTGGTATCGAACCACAGACGAGGTACAGCGATGGATGTAGTAGCCAACTGGGACTATATTAAGCGTATCGCCTCGACCATGAAGAAATACGGTCTAATCAACGACCTAGCCTATGCCCGATACCAGGGGGGGCGCATCGTAGCGACCACAGACCTTCCTAGGGCTGGTTACGTGGCCTGGGATGGCGGTCACTTCCAATGGCAAAGCAATCAGAAGGCCGCAGATTTCCCAATCATCGACAACGCTCCTGCACTCTTAACCCAATTCTCTATGCAAGAATACGAGAACAAAATCATCCAGCTGTCAGAAGCTGGCTATCCAGGCGAGTCTGGCTCGTTCGCACTTGTCGTGGACGGTCAAAAGCGGATGATTACTGACAAGAGCCGTGGTTGGAAGGCACTAGCGACCATTGAGGTGCGTAAGAATAAAACAGGACTAACCAAATCTGCCTGGGATGCTATCCCAACAGGTGCGGAGTTTTAATCGGGATACGGAGGTATGCCCGAAAATTTCCCGTCTACAGATCATGACCTGCTGGTACGCATGGACGAGCGTCAACGTACCAGCGAGGAATCAGCACAACGCCATGCCTCGGAGCATCGCAAGCTTTTGACTGCCATCGAGACCAAGCTCGAAAGCAAAGCCGAGAAGGTAGATTTGGTCGCGATTCACGCTGATTTGAAGAGTCACGAGACTCGCATTTCAATCTTGGAAACGGGGGAGATTCGAGAGAAAACAGAAAAAGACACCGTTATCAAGCTTGGTGCTGGAGGCGTTAAACTTTGGCAGTTGCTGATGGGCTCAATCCTTTTTCTTATCACCATAAGCTCGGTACTCTCGTCGCTAATCGAGGCGTTTAAATAAAATAATTCTTAGAAAAAGAAAAATATGGAAATTCTAATCGCAGGAGCAATCGTGGCGATCTTAACTGGTGGTTTACGCTGGTTGGCGTCCGTGATTGAAAACAAGGACATAGCCCGTGCCATCGTCCTGTTAATCGGTGCCGCTGTCGCCCTAGTTGTTACCCTGGCCTACCAGCATGTTCCGCAGGAGATTGCCGAGTCCTGGCTTCAGACGTGGGCTGTAGCGATCGGAGGCTACGAGGTTGTGTATAAAACCATCCTTAAGCCCTCGCTTGAGAAAGCAGGTCTGCTATAATCAGATTATAACTATTTATTTGCAAATATGTTCTTCCGATATTTCAAAGAGGGCGATGCGATTGAACAGAAGGGTCAGATCCTCCGTGTACTAGATGCTAATGCTCAAACCTGGCTAGATGCCAAGCTCGAGAATGGTGAGCCGAAGTACAAAGAGGTGCCATTTACACAGTGGTGGGATGACGCAGTAGCAGATGACACCAAGGCTCTTGTTCGTGAGGGCGCAGACGAGGGGGAGTTTTGGGCAGAAATTGAGGACATGCTGAACCCAGGCAGCGTTATTACCATCGCTTGTTCGCTCGAAACTGGCGAGCCAATCGATCAAGATGCTGCTGCCGCTGATGTTTCAGTCGATGCAGAAAACGAGGGAGTCTCAGCTGAAACTGGCCAATTAGACTAATGAGGAACTTATCGTTTGTTATCAGGTGATAGTAAATGATAAGTAAAAGCCCGCTGCCGATCGGCAGCGGGCTTTTGTTATTTCTTCTTTCCCCATCGCTTGCGTGCGGCAGCCTTTGCCATTTTTGTTTTTTCGGCAGGACTTAGTGCTGCCATGCGTTTCTTACCCATTTCGGATGCGGTCATGCTCATACTAGATATGAGGCTGTAGGCCAGAGACCAAGAAAGCAATAGCTCCTACAATCACAGCCAGGATGCAGAGTGCTGTAGTCTTGCGCTTACGGCGGAGATCACGAGCCTTTAAACGCTTTGCATAGTCATTGATCATACTGGCGGTAGATTCGGGGCGAGCAACCTCACCTCCGTGGATATACAGTACCATGCCAACGCTGGCATACCAAGAAGTTATCCACTCCCCCTTAAACCAAGCAAAAACGCCCCGTTTAGCACAAAGGGCGTTTTTTGTTGGCTAAAGCGTGTTTGGGAATTGCTCCTCTGGGATCGCTTCCAGCTCCTCGAAGGCTCCGTCCTTCCGTTTACCGTAGAGCTTGGTATAGCCCGTGAAGGCACGTAAGGCCGTGAAAAACGATTCACCTGGATTCTGAAGCCGATACTCCTTAAACCTCTCCTCGAGTGGATGTTCAGACATAAGATGTCAGTTCTTAATAATTTGAGTATTTAGCCCATGCCTCGTCACTCATGAAGCAGTATGCGACAGCCTCAAAAAGTGCGATTATGGATGGGATAAACGACCAGCAAAAGAGGATGTACAGCAGAGCGTTGCCAGGTCGTTCGAGATAGAACTTGTGCGCTCCGAGTCCTCCGAGGAATAGTGCGAGAACGATAGCGAGTGTACGATTCTTGGTTGTCATATTGATGAAGATTTTTAGTCACCGAGTAAGAGTTTTTTAACATCGTCAAAGGAACGAACTACGTGATATTTACCCCCAAACTTTTCAATCATATCTCTGAATTTTTCTTGCCCTGGAGAGAGTGTGCCTACATCGGTTTTTACTTCGATGAAGAAGGTCTCAAGCTGCCAGTAACACTCCTTGGTTTGTTCATTTAGCATGCGCCTCCCTAACCATACGAGAAAGTCGGGGGAGCCAGTTTTGCCGAAGCGCACGAACGATGACTTTGCCCCTGGCCTATTGATACGGACTGCGCCTGTGTTGTTTTTCTGATAGACAAGCCTTCCTAGATCCTCCTGGAGTTGTAAGAACTCCTGAATAGCGGTCTGGATGGTCTTCTCAAGTTGCCCCTGCCTTTTTTTGCTCATAGTATCCCATCCCCCTCGCTCTCCCCGTTTACACAGGGAGAACACTAACCGCCAGGATAGTGCCCTCGCAGTTGCGAGAGCGAGGGGGAAACGATTTATTTAGCGCATGACCTTACTCAATAGCTCGTCTTGATGTCGCTTAAGGGCAATCATCCTTTGTGTCTCAATGTTGATCCTTGAGGCGAAGCTTCCTAATAATGGAATGACAAGATGCCACAGTCGCACTCCCCCGATGTCCGCTAGCCAGAATGCTATTAGCAATAGGGTGAGGGCTCCCCAGAAATTTATTGGTTTCATATAGATACTAAACGGCTTTTTGTGGGAAGCCGTAAACCCTAGGGGATAGCGAGAACAAAGAGGCCGTTCTTGATAGCCTCGTAGATGTCCTCACGTTCCATATCGACGTGCGCCCGCAAGCTACGGTGGTCGTTTCGGGTGCGGTAGCAGACGGTGCAGCGGCCGAACGAAGCGACTGTCAGCTTCTTGCCCTTCATGAAGGCACAGGTGAATTGCACGGCGACACGGCTGTCGCAATCTGTGCAAAAAATACTACCGACGCTTGCGCTCATGCTTCACCTCCTTTTGTGGCTCCTCGGTCTCCTTGATCTCCTGTCGGGTCAGGTTGCCCATGTAGTCACACTCGGGCTTATCGTAACCGTGATGGTGTGCGCCGAGCAGCTCGCCGTCGTGAGTAGCCACGAACTTGTAGCTCCACCCGCAACGACTGCAACTGGCGTAGTGATTGAATCGCATCCTTCACCTCCCCCTACCACTCACGCCCCTTTGGTAGACGTAGGCACGAATGGTGGGGGAGGGTGACTGATCTAGCGAGACAACTGAGCTTGCCGAGCTCGCCACCTTTCTTTTTTAGTCTTAGCCCTTGCCTGCCTTCGAGCAGTGCCCTCAGCTGTATGAGCAGCTACAAACTGCTCGTAAATCTTCTTATATGCGCCGTCGCGACTGTCAGCGTAGGCATTAATGAGCGTCTTCAGGCCATTGTGCTGCTTAGTCGTGAGCTCGATACCCTCGGCATCCAGGAAGTCCCAAATAGGTTTACGCAAGTCTTGCATGGTCATAGGTCAAGTAGTTTCTGAAGTTTATTTATCCTAGCGATAATTCGTTTAGCCTCCTTGAGTTTAAGTTTTGGCATTCCGCAGGCTTCATCGACCAACATTTGTATTGGGCTTCGAGCTGATTTTGCGTCTTCGTTCATTTTACGAACGACGAAATCCAGGTAAGCAATCTCCCCCATGATTTCACCGACGGGACGTGTCATACCTTAGAGAGTAACTGGATAATCTGGTCTTTGAAAAACGAGCGGCCGAAGTCTATACCAAGCCAATAGG